TATACGTCACAGGACAACGATTGTGTGCGTGAGCGGCGTTGTTTGGAGTGTGATCACCGCTGGAAGACGTTGCAATCGCCTGAGGAGGAACTTCATCCGTCAGTGCAGGTAAGGTTTTTCCGATGGAACTCACCTAGCGGCAGAAAACGGCGCGTAACGCTGGAATACGGGTCTAAAGCTGTTTAAACTAGGTTTGTCGTCGCATTTTGCGTCATGCCTAAAGGTCCAGGGACTTACGGCACACAAAAAGGCCGTCCGCCCAAAAAAAAGAAGGGCATGAAGAAGGGCAGCAAGAAAATGTGAGCCTTATGCTGTAAACAACGCACTTTTTCTCATGGCACCCAAGAAAAAACGTGGTCTTTACGCCAATATCGCTGCTAAGCGAAGGCGGATTAAGGCCGGTTCTGGCGAAAAAATGCGTAAACCGGGTGATCCTGGCGCTCCAACAGCAAAAAACTTTAAGCAAGCGGCTAAAACCGCTAAAAAACGTAAGCCAAAGGGTAAGAAGTAATGACCGTAGTACCGCATTTTGCCGTGGCTTACCACGGGTAAAGAGTTAGACTTGGGGTTATAGACCCTTCCTATGTCTAATCATGGCTTTTGTACGAGGTGATGAGGGCTCTGTGTCCTTTGAAAAAGACGGTGGCACTGTGGCTGCCGTTGCCGGAACGCGCAGCTGGTCGCTAAACATTACCAAGGACACGATAGACACCACAAAGCAGGGGGACACTTCCCGTAGCTTTATTGGCAGTCAAATCAGCGGTTCCGGTACTGTTGAGTTGCTGTATGACAATGCCGCTTCAGGCGCAGTTGCAGACCTGATGGACGAAGTACTGGTAGGTACAGATCAAGCAAACGCAAAATTTGAATTGTTTGCTGACACTACCAACAATAAAAGCTTTGTGTTTAACGGCATTATTACCAGCATGGATGCAGCAGCAGCATCTGGTGACTTGCAAGTAATTACTTGCAATTTTATTACCTCTGGCGACATTACAAGCGGTATTTGAGCTTAAGGTTATGGCAGAGCGTAAAAAGCGTAAGCGTGGTCCCAACCTTAGTGTTGGCCGTGGCGAAAAGCTGCCTGCTAGTAAAGGTGCTGGCCTGA